TACTACAATTTGTGTGCCAGTTAAGGCTACCGCATCGGGATTAACAGGAGGAGCTGTATATGTAACAGTAGGTGTTATTACTCCTGGAGATTTCTGTGGCGGTATAAGTAGGTCACTCATGTTATTTATCCTGCATAACCGCTGTGCATCCTGCCTGCTTATTGAGACGAAAAGAGCCACGCGCGCTCAGCGCTACGTGGCTCATATTCCTATTATGTTTCAGATGGTAAGATCAAGGGGCAGGATTGCTCCTGCCCAAATGATTAGAATACGGTGATACGGATTCCAGGCATTTCCTTGATGTCGGCAACGATCTGCTTCCAGTACTGACCCGTGAGGGTAGCGCTGTCTGCGGGGTTGACTCCACCGTAGGTCATGTCCCAAGCGCAACCCTTGACTCGCAGGTTGAAGGCATACTCGCCCTGTATCCTGTCCACCAAGTTCTCCAACCCTGTGACGGGCTGCGAGATAATGTCACGCTCTTCGGACTCCGCAACTTCGACGGCATTCTCAACCAGACCGAGAACGTCATACGAGTCACCAACAGAGCCCGCCGTACCCGTGTAAAGGTTCGGGCTGTCCAGAACCACAACGGGCTTGCCGAATGTGGCGATGGTGCCTGCATACACGGTAGCGCCAGCCACTTCATACAGCTTGTCAGTGATCTGTTGCGCCATCAGGTCAAAATAGTTCTTGGAGTGCATAACCCAGCACACGATACGTGCCGCGCGATCTCCGAACTTGGCTAGACCTTTTACCATGGCAGTGTGATTCAGCGTGTTAACGCTGTCATTCTGCGCATCATACTGCAATGCGGAACCCGCATTGGAAACCGCAGCGCGCACCGCACCGATAGCCAAGTTGATATAATCAACGGCAATCGCGGGACCGCTCTGTTGACCCAGCATGAAGCTGAATTCCTCAGGCGAGACGCCGATCTTGCGGAATGCATCGCGGGATTGGGTTACTGGCCCAAGCCGACGGTTGATCTTCACGCCGACCATTTCAGTGGCGTTCAGATTGCTGTCGTTTACTGCGCTCACAGACGTGATATCACGCCGAGAGATAAGAGACGCAGTTGACTTCAAGAACGATTCACGCTCGAAATCGCCCAGAATGCTGCGAGTTACGAGACGGACTGCGTTCTGCGAGGCTGCATTGAAAGCCTCTGTATTTTGCTGCAGAGTTTCGACTACGCCACCCCAGAACTGGGCGTTATAAATGACGAAATCCGCTTCTGTACCGATGGTTCCTGGCATTTGTGTTTCCTTTTATTTAGAGATATAAGTGCAGAAAACTTGTGCTAGCCACTTACCTTACTTCTTTTTGATATTATTCGGCAAGAAGCAAGATAAGCGCCGAACCAAACACCAGGGCATCGGTTAGATGCCCCTTAGCTTGGAAACTTGTTATTTCGAGGGCAATTTTGCCCATGCATCGTAACCAAAGGATGAGATATAAGCAACCTTATCCTTAGTGGTCTTGATGTCAGCCTTCGTTCTAACCACCGAGGTACCGAGGTTAACACGACCGCTGTTGCCACTTTCTGTTGAGCCTGCCCCGCTCTTCACATTACCTTTTACAAGGTAAGGACGAGAGGCGGCAAACGCTGCGAAATACTCAGTAAGGGACATCGGCAGCAAAGAGCTATTCATCTTTGTTACGCCGTTTTCCTTAATGACCCACTGGTTAGCGTCAGAGTCAAACGAAATGTCGTCTTCAACTAACTTCTTCACGGTCTTCAGCTCGTGGAACTCCGCTCCGTTGGGGAGGGTCTGAGCAGCTTCCGTGATAGCTTGGTCCTTCAAAATTTTCTTGTTTTCCTCGATGACCTTATCCTTCGCTACCTTCTCTGCGTCGAGTAGGCCCTTGAGGTTTCTAGAGTTCTCTTTTTCTTGCGCCAAGAACCCTTGCATCTGCCGCACATTTTCATCCGTCGTATTTTCAGTCTTTGGAGCTACTGGAGCAACGGCAGGTTTTGTCTCTTTCTTCAAAGCTTCAATCGAATCCGACAAACCTTTGATTTCCTGTTCATGCTTCTCATTAATTTTTGCAAAGCGTGCATTGAACAGTTTGTTAATGTGCTCTTGCTGCTCCGCTGTGAATTCCACTACGGGTGCAGCTGGTGCTGCTGGTGCTACCGCTGGTGCTTCTGCCATAAGGTGTCCCTTCCGTATTATTTTACAACGGCGTCCCGTTGTCCGGTACAACTTTCATTGTCCGTATTTACTGAGGTATTCTACGGCGTTTGCGGCTCTTATAGGGTTATCTTTTAACCCTCCAATTGCAGCATTACAAACACCGTGCAAAATTCCCCTAAAACATTTTCCACAACTATAATTACCAGGACAACAGGTATGATTATGATCTGTAACCCTATCATTCTCCGGTAAAAATTCTTTGCATATAGGACAAAGATACTTTTGTTCTTCTAGTTTATCTAACCATTTCTTTTCGGTCACATTATGCTGAAGATAAGCTTTACCTTTGGGCCTACGTTTAGCATCATAAGCTTTAAATGCCTCTACATTATTCCTGTAATACTGTTTCTGATAAGTAGGATTCTTAATTCTATTGGTGGCAGATTTTATTCTTGCCCTCTCTAAATGCTTAGAGCAAAAACCTTTTCCTTCTACAGAAGGAAGAGAACAATCTCTGCATTTTCCAGGAGTGTTTCTAGGGCCATTAGGATAAATTTTTGGTCTTCCCATACTCTCTCAGCTTCCGAATTCAGCCCTATGACTTTCACCAAAGATGGGTTCAACAATAATGTCTTCACCGTCTGCATAGATTGCTGCCATGCCTCCAGTGCCAACTGCTGCTTCGCCCGACTCAGGCCGTCCTTCTGGGTTTTCTACCACGATATTTTCGAGGCAGACCAGATTGGATGTATGGCAAACAAAAAGTATTAACTCTTGAGGGGCATCTTCACCATAGTATGTCCATGGACCTGATGCATTCTCATGCTGAACTTCATGCTTGCCTCCAGTGCTTTCCTTTAAGAATAAATTCTTCTCAAAGAAATCCTGAGTGCGTGTTGTAAAATATTCTAGGGATTCTCCCTCAGGTATTACCTGTTCTGGATTATCCACATAATATTCAAGGATATGACCATAGACTTCTCTATCTCTACCAGATAGGAATCCAAGATTCCAACACATCAATCCTCGATCTTGTATAACTTCTATACCTATCTCTTCAGAAACAATGTCTGCCGTTTGCATTGCCCTAAGCATTGGGCTAGATACAATACGCTTTACATCAAAGTTCTTAGCAATGAACGCTGCAGCTTTTTCTGCTTGCGAAATTCCATTATCGGTTAAGCAAGAGTCTAAACGCGACCGGAATACTCCAGTCGCGTTCGCATCACTTTCACCGTGACGGAGTATTAGTGCCAATAATGTTTTAGACACTTTTATCTCCTGACGGTAAGTTTCTTTCTGCCGCTCTTTGCCGACTCTTTCTTAAGTTCGGCGGAACCAGACTGCGCTCGTGTAGGTGTTGAAGCTGCGGTAGCTGTATCCTTCCCTTTGGTTATGGGGGTTTTGGAACTGCCAACCCCAGGCTGTACACCCAAGGCTTCCGCAGACTTTGCACGAACTGCTGGTTCATCCATCAGAAGCGCGGTCTCGGGTGCCAGAGCAGCGCGACCCAAGAAGCCTAACTTCATAACGTCAAACCATTCGTCATAGTCGATGGCTTCAATTTCTTCATAAACCTTCTTACGTTGCTCAGGAGTCATCTTGCCATCAAACTCATCGATCATCCTCTTCATTTGCATTTCCGCAAATGTCTTTGAAGTAATCTGCAAGTCCTTAAACATAGTGCTGAGCTGAGACAGCGCATCAGTTAGGTTTGTAATCTGATAGTGATCTTTGTACTTGACTGAGCCTTTCCATTCTTTACCCATATATTCAAAGGTAAGTGTCATCAATTCCATTTCCAAATGCTCCAATGTTTCGGCGCGCGTGGCAATCTTTGGAACTGTAGTTTGGAAGGATACCGCTTTCGAGAACCCGCTAGACTTACCACCATTGAACAGGTCGTTCTGCGTATCCTGTGCTGCAATCTTGTACATCGACATCACATTGCTCGACCGCTCTTCCTGCAAGAATTTTGCGGGCTCGGTGGGAGGTGTGATATATTTCGGTTCTTTGGTTCCCTGAGCATACTTAAGCATGTTGGCGGTACTAATTTCGCCTTGCATCTGCTCAATCTCAGGCACGTTGGGATCACTCTCCATAGCTAGAATGTTGAAGCACTGGCGATAGAGGAATTCCTGCAACAGAGATGTAAGATTCATTACCTCACGGCTAATCCATGCCAAATCAGTAAGGAACGATAACCCCATGTACTTATCTGTTTTGCTACGTTTGTAACGTGCTATCTTGATGGGAATTTTCCCCATCTGATTAGCCATTACTTCACCCTTCTTAATTAAAACAGGTTCATCTGGGTTAGTCACATCTACTTCTGAAATCTTAATCTCGGATTCAGACCATTCGCTGTAGCGCTCGATACACTGCTTAAACATTCCAGCGCCAATACGTGTTTGATGCTCAACCCTTTTCATGTAAATCAGGTTGTCAAACGAGTCATGTGCCCAATCCAAAACTTCGGTCGGCTTTACCAACACCCAATAAGGCTTTATCCCTAATTCATCTTGCTGAGCTTTGGTCAAGTTTGTGGCGTCTATTTTAGGAGAATCCACAAGGACATAGGACATACCAAAAATCTGCATGTCATCGCATACCTGAGACATGAACGTAGTGATATCATCACCCTTCTTATTCACATCCCCTATGAATTCATCATAGGTATCACGATCAGAATCACCGTCTCTTTGAATTGTTTCGGTGAAGATAAATGTGGTAAAGAAATCCACTATTGGGTAGCAATAATTGTGATAATAAAGTCGCTTTGCCCGCTCGTTGAAATCATCCGGGTGTTCACGGGGATGACGGAAGATATTAGATGGTGATGCAAAATCCTTGCCGCCTTCATAAGCGGCCAAATAAAAGTTCCACAGAGGAGAATATTTCTGATACAGAGCACATTGCCCACGCAGTCGCTCAATCTCCCGTTTATCTGCATCTAACTTTTCGTCTGCTACTCCAATACTAGGAGTCTTGACGTTTACAACACTAGTAGGAAAGGAAGCCTCATTCCCGGTGTTCACTGAAGAGCCAGGGTATGTGAGCGTGCCCGTCGTCCCCATAGGCAAGTCGGCCATTTTATGACTCCTGTGCCCGATGCGTCAGGCGGAAATCCGTAGTCTTAATTCCCTTGCTGGAATTGCAGGGTTGACATAACGGTTGGATATTGTCTATATTATTTGTGCCGCCGAGAACTACAGGGATCACATGATCCGTTGTTAAGTTAATCTCGGGCTCTTTCTTACCACAACACAAACAATAATAATCATACTTCTTTTTCAAATCCGCCCACTGTTCGTTTGTGAATGACCCTTCCGCGCATCTGCGGCGATGTCTCTTCATGCGGACTTTAGCAGGGTTATTCACTGCCCATTTCTTCTCTGCATCTCTGGCTGGTTGAGGGTTCTCTGCTCTACGCTGTCGTGCACATTCTAATACCCTATCCCAATTACTTTCATCCCAAGCATTCTTTGTTTTCTTAACAATATCTGCGTGAGTATTATTATAGGAACTGTTCTTGGAGTTTGTACATACCTTACATCTAGCATCGACTGTGCGCTTGCTTCTTCCTTTGCGCTGCCAAGTGTAGAACTCACCTATTGGTTTTGGCTCTTTGCACTTACTACAAATTTTTATCTCTTCCATTTTGCCTCCCGAAAGGCGAGAGGGGAGGGATTCGGGTCTCTCCCCACTCTGTTCCAAAGCCGCTAAGCCTTGGGATACTCTAATTATTAGGTGCTGTCCTATTAAGTGAAGTTCTGTGGAGATCAGCGCCGATGCCACCGCGTAAAAATCTCTCTTCTAAATCTGAACCGCTTAACCCGTTAGGGAATCGGCTAGTCCAAGTATGCATCATGCTGTCATATTCAGTTTGGCTGAGTCCGTCAGCTAACGGCTTGCCTTTTCGTGTTTTCCCACTCAACATATCGGCCATTTTCACTACCTGCGAATGCCATTCTCATCAAACCAAACAAGCAACTCATCAAGTGTTTTTGTGCGGCGCGATGCGATCCATTCTGAATGCGATTGTGATTTCTTCTGTGCTTCCACCATTAGGTCATAAAGCGGTTTTATTTTTATCAGCTCCCGCTTATTCACAAATCTGGAACATTTCATTGTACTACTGAACACTCTTGCAAGCCATGCTTCGCCGCCAATACAGTTAGCAGCCATGTACATGTTCCTGAAAAAGTCATCAGTGAAGTGTCGTGTGTATTCCCGCTTTCCTGCCCAATGCTTGTGAATCATTAACGGGTCCAACCACACTTGTTTACCAAACAACCAAAATTTCAAATCGGTGTAAGTTTCCTCACCACCATATCCTTCAAAGCCTTCCCAATAACCTCTGCACTCTTTCCACGCAGAATTGCGTACCACAAACCCACCATGACCAGCACAAGCGATGCGATATGGATTTTCAGGATCAAGTGGCTTCTTATAAGGCTCAAGCGTCCAAAAATCACGCTTCAGGCTTAGTTTATACTCGTAATCAGTACCTTCACCAGAGAAGAACTTTGTAGTTGAGTGCAAAAAGTCAATATTGTACTTTTCCATCGACTGTACCCCGCGCAGGAAATATCCTGGCGTCGGTAGGCAGTGATTATCAAAAAAGAACAAATATTTTCCGTTTGCGTGTTCTGTGACCATTTGCCGAGCGGTTGGAGGAGCCAAAGGCTGAACACTATGGAAAAACTCTCCTATGTGTCCTTCCTGCTCCGTCCAGTGCTGAATACGGCGCATATCATCGCTGATTGTCTCTTCACCATTAGCACAAATTCTGAACTCGTAAGTGAGGCCAGTTTTTTCCAAACCCATCATGCAGCTCTCCATCGTAAACCACAAACCCATTTCTGGGCCACGGTGTGCGATGATTACCGAAATGTCACATGGCTTAGCCGCGCCTACGGACTGCATTGGAATTAAATTTGGTATTTTCATTCAGGATGCCCCACGCATCTTGTTTACCACAAATTATCGAGTGCACCCATCAAAAAGATGCGCTTCTTTTCTTCTTTGAATAACTTTCCATGCTCATGATGTAAATGCTTAGGCCATAATGCTATATGGCACATCTCATGTAGAAGAATGATCTTCCACCATTTAGGCTGCCCACTAATAGCGGGATCAACCAATATCTTGAAACAATTGTCTGCAACTTGATAAACAGGACAAGTAGTAGCATTGTCTGCAGAACAAGGTTCCCAATGGATTACGGTGTTATCTGGTAATTCCCCGTTCCAATAAAGCTTATTGAACTTTCGATACCATAGCAACAACTGTCGGTCGCTCTGCACTTGCCCACCCCACTAAGTGAACAGGCGGTGATTGAGGCACCGCCCGATTAAGTTTTATACGCCGCGCACTTGCATTGCACGAGCGAAGCCGTGGTTAACATTCAAACCGTGACCTGCAAGGGCTAAAGCAATTACAGTATCATCATGCTGCCCAGGAGGTGCACTATACTTGATGTTACCGTTGCTGTTGATTTCGTACTCATAGTTTCTTAGTTCTTTGATGAGCACTGGAAGCTGCGGGAAAGTAATACGTCCGAACTCGATATCTGCTCTCAACTTCTCGATAAGTTCCTGCTTAGAACGATTCGAGATGATGAAGCATTCTGTTCTGACACCAGCCGACCGTACATCCTCAACGATAGGATCACCAACGCCTGTACCGTCCATCCAGCAGGTTGCCCTGTTATAATGGTTCGATACTTCGATGATGCGGCGCTTTTGCACTGACCACGCCATATCATTGAACCGCTCGTAATACACAACGTGACGACGGAGAATATCAATCACAAAAATTACTGTGTAATCTTTCTTACGCGCTAAGTCAACACCCATGATATAACGGTGTCCAGCGAGCGGTGTTTCGTTTTGTGGCTGTCCAAATTGATTGAGCAGCCCTTTCCTGATACAGCCTTCGATTCCACGGAAGACGCCAGCCGATTCCAACATGAATCGAGCAGCAATTTCCTGCTCGAACACATCTCCAGGCATGTTCTTCTTCATCGTCATTATGCGCTGAGGCTTGACGTATGGATTCGTCCAGGTAGGCATTCGGATCGAGAGCCATTCTGGGTTCTCATCCACATCTCCAGGCAACAGCCCAGATTTTTCGCCTTTCTGGTATTCATCATAAAACCAATTTCGGCCTTTTGGTGTAGAAATGATGACCATGCGGCCATCAGTCTGCGTCATAGTAGTCCAAACGGACTCATACGAAGCTTGAGCAATGCGGGCCGCTTCATCTAAGATAGCGAAATGAACTCCGAATCCTCTTAGGTTATCATCGTTCTCTGCCGACTTAAACTCAACTGCTGAGTGAAAACCACCGTCGGGCTCTATCAGTTCCAAACGTAGGTCTGCTTTATACTCAACATAAGTATCTTTGGGAAGAAGCCTCTTCACAAGTCGGTATGCCATCTCTGACTGCCGATATGAAGGAGCAACCCACCAGTTCAGTGAGTCTTTCACATCCCATGCCATACGGGTCATAAGAATTGAGCAACCGTATGTCTTACCAAACTTAGTTCCGCAAGCTCCAACTACAAACTTGAGTTCAGGATATGCTAAAGGCAAAGCATAATATGCAGCATAATCAAACCCACCTGTTCCTGGGTTAAAGATTACCTTACCATCAGGTAATCGACGCGCATCAAATGCGTTGATCAACTCTGCTTGCCTTGGGTGTGCTGCTGGCAGGTGAAGTTCGATTGGAACTTGCCTAGTCAACTTAGTCAGCATTGCACTCGCCGCACCTTCAAAGTGTGGCGCGGAATGCCTACCCACGTTGTATCCTCGTTGGCCCCATTAGTGTGGGAGCTTCTTTTTCCTGCACTGCAGTAGTTTCTGCGAACTCCGCTGCTAATGCAGCACGTATCTCTTTATCCTCATCGGTCTCAAAAGCCCCAGGCAGCAGTTTGACTTCCTGTGCCTCAATGGTTTTGAGTTCATCACTCGATTGGATAGTAGCCACGTTGACCGCACCACCTTTGGCAACGTGTGCTTTGTAAATAAACTCTGTTTTGGTCATGTTACCCAAGTTCTTTGGGTAAACCCCTAAACTCTGCAAAAGTTCAATGAGCTTATATTCTGCTTCCTGCTCGAACTTCAGATGGTTCAGGTATGCTGGGGTGCCTTTTTTACAAGCCTTCTTAGAGGCTGCTAGGTCAACCTTAAGCAATTCGTGCCCTCGCATCAGATCGGATATAACAAGAGAAATATCTTTGTCAGTTACTTCCTCTGCCATACGCTTGCGAATAAGTTCCTTATCATTTCGTATTGTCTGCTCGCCCACTTTGAAGATACGACCGAGTTCTACGTTACTCAGGTCAGGGCGCATCAGCATCAAATACTGAACTGCATCGCGTCTTTCGTCCGTCTCTAATTTCTCTTCTCCACCATCATTAAAAAGTTTCTCGGCGCGGAGTACTAAGGTTTCACTCCGCGTCGGAAAAGGAGAAATGATCATTAAGAGATTGGATGTTATTACTGGTGGTGTGGTTTCAGCCATGGTATTTCTCCCTGCTACAAGTCGCAGTTAACTACGGCGTTCCATCGCCTTTGTTGTGATGCAAATGTTTATGATTTACTACAAGTGCATGGCGTGCTTCGGGTGGGGCAGTGCGTACTGCATGAACATGCTTCGGAAGGTGCATCCCTTTCGTTGCACTGTCCCACTCTTTGAGTCCCTTCTTGCCAAGCACTTCAGGATGCTCGTGCATGAATCCTTCTTGCGCTAGGCTGACATAAGGCATTTAAGAACCCCCGTGCCCTTTGCCATGATGAAAATGACGCGCGTTAAGTGCGAACACTACGCGACGTTCCGTTGTCACATCGCCGCGCTTTTTAGCAGCAGCGAGTTTTGCGTGCAAATCGGCAACAGGAATCTTCTCACCTTGCTTCACACCCATTTGCTTGTGAAGTGCGCCCTTTTTCAACTTAAACACTGGTTTTGCCATGATTAGTTTCCTTGGTCACTATCGGTGAGATTTCCTGGGAAGGTTTTGAATGCCTTACCATTTTCATCATAGTGCTTGCTGTTCCGTTGACCCGTCATCTGCTTACGCGGTTGAGGCAGGTTGGCCAGATCGTCCAGCGTCTTGCGGGCAACATCACCTACTGCATCTACGCTGCCACTCTTAGTCGCGGACTTTGCTTCCATTGTTCGATTATCAGCATTGACATCAAACTGCGGATAGCTAAGCACTACTTGATCTACTTTCTTCACTGCAACGTCGGGTCCACCTTTGACAGTGAGGTTTTTGTTCTGGTCTACTCGGTCTGCCATTGGTTACCCTTTCTTTGGGGCTGATTGCTGTTGCACAGGCTGGTGTGCGCCGGACAGCGGAAACTGTTTCCCAGCGGGACTTGGCTTTGCAACTGCGGGTGCCGGATTCGATTTCATGTTAATGCTCCTTTTTGGGAATAAGTTATTACTCTGTTGCTACGTTGGCCGGTGCAGTGCCACGGCTCGCTGCTACATCGCGATGCGATGCGAACGAACTTTCGAGTTCCTGCGTGCCGGTGCCTTCAACACTCAAAGGAACATCATCTTCATCGTTGTCAGGTTGCCCACCATACAATTTGCCTTGCCCATTGCTAATTTTTTGGCTTGGGCTGAGCATATCGGTGGAAAGAGCTGGTGTCACTCTGCCGTCAACAACATTAGCATAACCAGAGTTAATTGCTTTTTCTGGAGCCGGTGTTGCAGCGGAAAGAGGTGCTGGAATACCAATAACGCTGCCCCCTGGATAATTAACTGCTTTGCCTGTTTCTACTGAACCCGCTGTTGGCAGGCCATTGATTCCCCGGTCGATTCTATCCTCGACAGGCTTAAGACGTGCTGCTTCCATATGATTTCCTCTATGAGTGCTGGAGTTCCGCCTTCGCGGTTACTTCTTGGAAGTTCGTAAAAGCAAACTCCCCAAACTGTTTTATTACTTTTATTTCAAAACTTTAATGCTTCTAATAACGTGAAACGTGTCCCGTTGAAGAATCTGGTGAATAACTACTTTTGTTCCCACCCTTACTGCGAAACGTTTCATTACCAAGACCTGTTTCAAGTGATGCTTGCAATGCTTCCTGAGCGTGTGGACGCATTCCTGAATCTCCTGGTTGATTCAGTGGTCTATCTGTAAATAAAGTCTGTGGTATACTTGCTTCTTTTGCAATGGCAGGTTTATTTTTAGGTGCAGGAAACTGTGCTCCAGTTTTACTTTTCTGCACTTCTCTCATAGGAGGATTTGTTTTCATGCCTTTTCCTTTTAAGCCTTTGAGCATACCTTCATGCTCTTCTTCTTCACGCTCGATGTGCATTATGACATTGGCAGTTTTAGTGTCGCCATTACTCTTGGCCTGCGCAGCATTTTTCTTATAATCACGCTGCGCTTTCTGCTCATCACTGATACGACTCTGAAGCGTGCTTTTAGATATCCCAAGCTTTTTCATGTTGCCCCACTAATAAATCTTATTGTAAACCCCACCAAATGCTTGGTCACCTTGTCCTGCGTGAGAGGCACCACCACCTACTTTAGTAGGTTCTGGTCTGGACTTAGTTACTGAAACCTTAGAGGCTTCTTGTGAGTTATCCCGCATCTTAGTATCACCAGGTTGATTCAATACACGCTCCATTGGAGCACCTTGTCCATTGATACTATGTGGACGTTCAGCACTAGCGGCGTCTGGAATCTGACCTACTCTCGGGGATTGTTTTATGCTTGAACTATTAGGATTGGTTTTCAAAGCATTATCTCCTGAAAGTTTGTTAACGTCTTATCCGATCACTGTAGGAAGACATTTCATTTGTTCCTACTTGAACTGTACCAGGGCCATTGGTATTTGCACCGTTTGGACGATTCATATCTGGACCCCTGCCTACTGTAAGAGAGGCATTCAAGGACTCTTGAGCATGTGTGCGCATGCCCACATCACCAAGGTTTTGATTAAGAGTTCTTTCGGTTGCTTGTGGTACTTGAAGCAAATCAACTTCATTGAAATTGTTTCTACGATCCGTTGCGGCTGCGGCAACGTTGTTATTGCCAAGACCCAAAGTTCGTGCATCAATCTTAGGAGACTTAGTGAAAGTCTTCGGCCTGCGATATGATGGATCGGTAAATGCCGAATCTGACTTTGCCATGATTGCTCCAAAAACACGAATAGCCCAACCCTAATGGGCTGAGCTATGGACCCGCCGTTCTTCACGTCGGGGATGTAGTTAAATTGTGGGGGCCACACCTAACCTATACGGTGTCGGGTAAACCCCAGCCCCAGGGGTTACTTGATGCTCCCAGAGTAAACTCTGGGATTCTTTGAACCTTGGTTAGGCATAAGCGTATGCCTCCGTAGTCGCCAGAAACGGGGTCACCAATACACCCGACCTGCGGCTCACTGAGTCCGCAAGCAATCCCACGTCGAGTATCCGATTGCCGCCCATGCCGATATTAAAGGCTGAGTTGCTATCCCGGTGGTCTTTGTGTCGGCAAGAAGCGCAAACGAAAATTTTCCCGTTGGGCTTTGTCCTCTGTCCGCATCGTGAGCAATCCTGCGATGTGTATGCAGGATTGACCTTGATTACGGGAACGCCAAGCAAAGCAGCCTTGTACGTGATGTACTGCAATAGCTGATAGAAAGCCCACTGCGAACGCTCGACATAGCCACGGATTTTGCTCTTCGGCTTACGGACGTTCTCAAGGTTCTCCACAGCGATTGCTCTGCGGTGTAATTTGGCGTAGGAAACGATTTGCTTCGACACTATGTGATTCTCGTGTTTTGTGCGTCTTGACTGCTTGCGGCTCAACTGCCGCAATGTCTCAAATCCGTGTCCTCCAAATTCTTCCTCAATCGCTATGGCTCTCAATTCTGGGGCGACCATTCCCGAACACTTTGGAACAGTGGTTACTTTGCCGCCTCCACTGGTGGAGTAACTCTCGACGTTCTCAAGAAATATGTTGAGAACCAAGGCACTCGCTAACCCACCCTAAAAGGGCGGGATTGCGCTCGTTGAGCCGTTCATTAATATCTGCTGGTGATACCGATGTGTGAACTTACTCTTATCCCGCGCCAGCAGAGTATAAGAGATAATCAATCACATCATCTCAGATAGTTTCCCGCTCTCCTGAAAGAACGGGGGCCGCATAACATGTATACAGGGATGAACTTGGTGGACCTAGCTGGGATCGAACCAGCGGCCTCTTCCGTGCAAAGGAAGCGCGCTCCCGTCTGCGCCACAGGCCCACATATCTGCGAGGATCAGTCGCAGAATGATTCAGATGTGTGGTAGTCTTTCGTGCACAGGGTAAACTACCAAACCCATAACTCCTACTGACTCACCCGTGTGTGCCATAGGTGAAAGTCAGTTTTTGATCAGGCAAGGGCACGCTTCCCGACCTATTATCGCGTGGAGCACGCGCTGAGGCACTCTGCGCACTTCACAATGGAGAGGTGCATGCAGTACGGTGCCTTATAAAGTCCGATCATACAGTCCGTGTCATGCACGGCACAATAATTGAACGGACAACCAGAACTTCAGCATCGAGAACGGCAAATTGCTCTAAGGCAAAGTCGTATCGATAGCCAGTGATGCTCGGGGGGGGGGATGCTCGGAGTTTCGCCGAGCAAGTGTTGCATCCATGTGCAACTCCAATCGGCGCGGAGCCCACGTAGGCAATAAGCCATTGGGGACGCCCGACATTCCTCACTCGCATCTAGGCCACGTGCAGCATATAAGCAGCAGTTCGGCGCAAGCAGGCTGAGGAATTGTTCGCCACGGGGTTGCTTAGCAACCCCTCGCGGGTCGCTATGCGACCTACGGGCGAATCTTTATGCTCTGCCTTCTGGTAGGACTTTAACCGCGACTTACTCGGTCGGCGCGGGGAGCTGAAATTAATAGACCGCCCGAGGTCTTGCGACAAGTCGAGCGGCCAAGGTATTATAACACTATCTTACAAAATCAAATGGCTGGCCCCGAGGGTCTCGAACCCCCAACGACCGCATTAACAGTATGGGGCTCTGCCTATTGAGCTACCTGACAATGTGGAGCCAGCAGCAGGCATCGAACCCGCGACCTGAGGTTTACAAAACCCCTGCTCTGCCAACTGAGCTATACTGGCTTAGAATCTTTTTCTTTCTTCTCACCACCATCTTGTGCGAGAGCACCAAGCATTTCAAACCCAGGCGTGGTATATTCTGTACCGCGCGGGATGCTTAGGTGAATGGGGTGAGACATGAGCCAATCAACACCAAAGAAAAATGCAAATGTAAAAAGAACAAGTAGCACTACCATATCTGCCTCCAAATACTACCTAACAGAATGATAAAAAAGGCGCTGTTATACCCGCGCCCATGGGGAGGCCAAACTTACTGGCGAAACATATGCTTGCACTCTCTGTGCATTATGGGTTTTCATTGCGACTTACTCAATCGGCGCAAAAGCTAAACTTAGGGTGGCTCAGACCGCCGTGCACGGCATACCACCCTGGGGATGATGGCAGAGTGGGGTGTCATCAACACGGTGATTCGGTGGTCTATGACTGCCACTATGCTCGAAGGCGGGGCAAGTCCCGACGACCACCAAGAACGCTTGGGCGGGCTGGTCGGTTAACACAGCCCCAATCAATTCAATGACTTAGCCCAAAAGAATGGCCGAGGCAATCGCACGACGGCGACGGCGAACTCGGCCCGTATTAGTACCCAACCGCAGGCGGCGACCCTTGCATTGGGCAAGTACGAAGATCAGTGCAGATAATGCACAGTATTACCAGTGGAGACACCTTTCCCCACTCTATTAATTATACCATGTAATTTTTACACACTTAAGCACTTGTCTGTAAGTTATTGAAAGTACTTATGAAATAGTACTTTTAATTTATTGCTCAAAGTAGCGCTGTTTTGTGCGCCATTTATTACAATTACATCTAAACCAAGCCCCTTTAACAAGTTATGCATCTTAACTTGATTTGGTCTTGGTAAATCATCAGGTCCGCTTTTTACCTCTATGAACACTGGAAAACCTTTAATCACAGCAACAAAATCAGGCCATCCATTCCTCAGTATCTTAGTAACACCAATGGAGTTAAGCGCACAAACCACATTACCCTCTGCGTTAGTAAGACCATCAAAACGATCTGTGTGATGAGGAAAAAGATTATCAACATCCACCATAACGGGTACATCTTCTGATGCACCTAAACTTGTGTTACACTTTCGCAGGCATTCATCACATACCCTAGAGCTGGATGGCATTCCATAACGGTCACTACTTTTAGAAAAGTCCTTTGTTTCTTTATACTTATCACATTCTTTACATAGATACTTCATAGGTTTTATCCAGAATAATTCCTGACATACTTATAATAGCACACCTGTAATGCTCTTGTCAAGCAGTGCAAATGCTTTGGAATCAACAACCTAAATATTTATATACTATCCGACAGCAAGTTGCTGTCGCATCATCACCTTGACTTCAGTCTACACTTGTGCTATACTTTTCACATGAGATCGCGCCGAAGGTACAAGCTAGGGGATGCACCGTGTGGCCGTTGCCAAGCAGGGGCACACCTGGGATGTCGTCCCCGATTGGATAATTCACTTTGCTCCTGCTCCTGTGAACGTGCGGCTGCAGCGCAGGAAGAATTCAATAGGAAATCCAAAGCTGCAGAACAGTCCGGATTACCGCAGCCCTCAATTGCAGAAGCTTTGCAAATCCTTTATCCAAAAATAAGGGAATTATCCATTTAACCCCCTCAACAAAACAAAGGAGATAGTTATGAATTATCCATATGAAAAAGACATTGAAAAGTTGGCACAAGAGCACTTCGGACTGTGTTGGAGTTTTGAAGCCTGTCGTCAACTCCCACATGACATTCTCAGTGGTCGTATGATGGCGATTAGGGCGCTCGTTTATAAAGCGATGCAAGATTCCTACACTCGTGGAAGGCAGGATGAACGTGCGGGAGTCCAACAATTTACAAACTCAAGCGAGGAGTTAAATAGATAATTCCCAAAAATAAAGCTTGACAAAAATAAATAAGTGTGAGACAATAAAACCGTCGGCATATATATATAAGAGAGGTAAAATCAGAGCATTTGTGCACAACAATGCACAGAAGCATGTAAAATTTACATGATACCTTCTATTTCACAATCTTCTCTCTTTGATTTCCTCAATTATTTTTCTGAAGGAAAGAAAATCCTCAGGAAGACCAACAGGAAGACCCACGAGAGGAATGCAGCAGAGCTTCGTAAGCAATATGAGCGTCAAGACCTAGAAAAACAAGAACTCGAAAATAAAATCATGAACTCGAAGGAAAAAAATCAATGAGTGAACCAAAGGTGTTCAGCGAGTGGCTAAAATCTAAACTCGAAAAACCATATCAGACAGGAGCAGACTTCGCCATCTCTGCTAAAATTTCCAGGGCCAGCGCTTATCATTACCTTGAAGGGCGACGAGTTCCGAACACTGTTGCTGCTCTTGAAAAAATCGCTGCGGCCCTCGGAATGACCACTGGTGATGTGGCAGCAGAAGTAAGTAATCTTACTAAATCCTTGAGACCGTAGACAGAAATTCGCGGAGCGCAAAAATAAAAATGGGAACGCAACCGATAGTCGGGGCACCAATGGCTCTTCCTGCTTTGAATGTTAAAGCACTCAAGGGTTTTGCCCCAGAGTTGATTACCGATGGTGCTGGTCTGGATAGGGTAGAGAAGTTCCTAGCCAGAGTTGCATCCACACCATTGCAATCCTGGGATCGTTCCCCGGTGATTGGGCTCGATACTGAAACCAACTTTTGTTCAGACTTCTACTATCGACGTGCCCGCACCCTCCAACTAGGAAATCACGAGCAACAGTTCTGTATTGACCTACTTGCTTTTGCTGGTAGCCCTGAGAAATTGACTGCTTCCCAAGGTTATATCGGTAGGGATAGTAGCATTTTCAATCCGGTAAAGAAAATCCTGCATCCAGCCTTATGTACTAACCGATTCCTTAAGGTTGGTTTGAACCTACCATTCGAGTACGAAATCTTCTGCTGGAATCTCGGTATGAGAATCTGGCACCTCTATTCTGCTGATCTCGTTGAGCGCGTGATCCAGGCAGGTGCACACTCTCTGAAAGATTATCCCTTCTTTTCTTTGGAAAAGATCACTGCGCGTTACTTCAAGAAGCAAATCGACAAAACTCTGCAAGAATCATTTGATCTCAGTACCCCTCTGACTCAAGCTCAGATTGAATACGCATGCCTTGATACTTATCTGCCGCTTGCTATTCGCCAGCAGCAGCTAAAGATTATCAACAAAGACAATCTCGTTTACACTTCCCAAATTGAAAATGATGCTATCGGCTCCTATACGGATATGGGTATCTGGGGACAGCGCCTTGATACCGCGCGTTGGATGGAGCGTATTACCAAACGCAAAGCTGAGTTAGTTGAAGCCTTGACTACGCTGGATACATTCTTCATTCCTATCGTCGGCAGTAAGAGCATGGCTATCGACGAGACACGGCTTAACATTCTGGAAAACAAATGGCGTGCGTTTGACATTGCCACACCCGAAGAGCGCGAAGCCTGTTCCGCTTATAAAGCCGTCAATGCTAAGAAGGAACCCATACTTCGTGCAGAGTTGAAGAAGAAGTATGAAGATATGGAACAGTTGCGCAGGGATCAGAAAGCAGCAGCCCGCGTAACTTACATGGAGTTATCCAAGAAGAGAACCAAAGCCAAGGAGAAAATCGGCAAGTGCCAAGGCGAAGCCTTCATTAACTACAATTCAGGCAAACAACTACTTGCTGCCTTTTCACGGATGCATGGCTATAAAACCATCACTAAAACCGACAAGGATACTCTTCAGAACTTTTTCGATAGACCATTGATTCCGCCACTACTTAGTTTGAACAAACTGAAAAAGGAAATTGGAACTTATGGTGAGTCATGGACAAAGCAATGGACTACCCATCCGTGCAAAGAAGAGGGTTGGCTAAATCCAGGCGACGGTCGTCTGCATTGTAAGTACAATCAACTTGAAGCAGAAACGGGTCGCTCCTCATCTTCAAAACCCAACGGCCAGAACTTGCCGAAGGATGATGATGTTCGAGAGTGCTTCATATGTGATCCACCCGATGAGTCGATCCGCATATCAACCTGTTGTGAAGAGGAAGCATACATCCTCGAATGTGCGAGCGGCCCAGAGTACACCGTTTGGAAGTGCCCGAAGTGTGGTGAAGACTGTGAGACGAAAGCCGAAGAATATGTCATCGTTACTGTTGATATGTCAGGTGCCGAGCTGCGCATCATCGCAGAACTTGCAAATGCAGAGACGTGGATTAGAGCTTTTGCTCAAGGCCACGATGTTCACTCTGTAGGTACAGAAATTTTGTATCCTGCTGAATGGCCTGCTGAGCAAATAAAATCTCTTATACACCCTAATGGATGGACAGTAGAAGAATCGAACGATAAGAAAGGTGAACGGATACCATGCTTCAATGCTGATGGCACTCCGTTGATGAAGAAGAATAAGAAGGGTGTGCTCGAACATGTGCACGTCCCTCCTTGCGCTTACTTTGCACTCAAGCCTGACGGTTCATTATCCAGGCAAAAGTGTGAATGCCCGAAGCATAAGAAGCGTCGTGATGGAAATAAAGCTACGAATTTCTTGCTTGCTTATGGTGGTGGTCCTGCAGCATTGGCAGATGCTATCGGTTGCACGGTAGATGAAGCCAAAGCGCTGATGGAGCTTCACGAAGCTAAGTTCCCTGATATCTGGGGTTACTTGAAAAAAAGTGGTCAACAGGCGCGTTTTAGAAAAGAAGCACGCGATATGTTTGGTCGCCGTCGTTTATTCTTGGAGCCTACATGGGAAACTGCGCGTGAGTTTTTCATTCAGGAGCATGAAGATAGACTTCTTCTTGAAGATGAAGATGCAGAAGCACAGATACTCGCATTCAAGACGCGGGAATTCCGTAACCCTACTGAAGAAGAAGAATACCTGCTCACACACCGTAAGCCATCAACCAAGGAAATCTCATCTGCCTATAGAGGCATGTATGGGTCAATTGAGCGGCGTGGTAAGAACATGTGCATTCAGGGAACCAATGCTTCTATCATCAAGCGTGCTATGGGATGTGGCTTTGACAGAAATGGCAAAGGTTATCTCTGGCATTTACTGCCACCACTAAAAGCAAAGATTCTGTCAATGGTTCACGATGAACTTATCGTACAGTGTCCGAAACGTTTTGGTGAGCAAGTATTCAAAACCGTTGGTGATGCTTTCACACGGGCGGGTGCTGAGGTAATGAAAAAAGTGGTCATGGAATATGATGGCAACATCGGTCCATGTTGGAGCAAGTAAATGTGCACAACTGTTGAGATGAAAGGGGAAATATCTTGAATGATTTTGGGCGGGATATAACAGGGCTTCATGCTGTTTTAAAAAGTCGTAATCATTATAAACACAACTCTTCTGTTGCTGAGCGCACTGTTAAGATTATTGGTGGGCCAGGATGTAAGCCCGAACCTGAATGGAATCGCAGGGTAGAACTTAAGTTCGAGGGTGGGCATTTAGAAGATTTCAGTTCTTATGATCTAGAATTTGTGATTGATGAGACAGGAAAAAAGATTAAACAGATAGAACCTAAACCTGTCGAAGCAGATGTTTGCCCAAGCGCGGCTCCAGTTGCTACTCTCATGGTAAAGAGGAAGAAATGACCACAGTTGTAAAAGTTCGCAGAATCAAACCTGATTTCCATTATAACTTCACTCTTTACATTGGACGTGAGTGGGCAGGCATTCCAGCATCGAAATGGCAGAATCCGTTTCATCTGCGTGCGGGAGAGTCTCGTGGTATTACCCTTGCTAAATATGAAGCATACCTACGGTCTCATCCTGAACTCATGGCAGCATTGCATGAGATTGATGATCAGATATTAGGTTGTTGGTGCCACGAAACCCCGTCTGATGGATCAGGCGAGCCCTATTGTCATGGTGATATTCTTATCAAGGTTCGTAAAGAGCAGTTACTATGAAAATGGATGAGGATTGTCGTCAAAGGTTCCGCGATTATCAAGCTCTTCTTGGAGAAGATTATGCGGGGCTTATATTAGGTGAACCAAACATTTCTTTTCAAGCACTTTTCAATGCACATGATATCATTCGAGCGCATGGTTTGGGTATATCTACTTACGAGGAAAATGATGTTTAGAGAAAATGATGCAACTGCCGATCCAAAGGTATATACAGCACGAGTCATAAACGAATTAAGCAAACTTTGCCGCGCAGAAAATGATAGATGGTGGAGAAACCCCGCTACTGGAGAGCGTATTACTCGAAACCATGGTGAACTGTTCATGCTTATGGTGAGTGAGATTGCAGAAGCCATGGAAGGTGTGCGCAAGAACCTCATGGATGACAAACTACCCCATCGCAAAATGGTTGAGGTAGAACTTGCTGATGAGCTGATTCGTCTTTTTGACTATGCTGGGGAGCATGAATTAGACTTGGGTGGTGCCTTTGTTGAAAAGTTGGAGTATAACCGTGTGCGCAAAGATCACACGAATGAAGAACGGTTAAAACCCAACGGAAAGAAGTTTTAATGAGATTCCTATGTTGGTTGTTTGGTTGTTGCTATTCAAATGCAATAGGTGGAGGGTGGTGTGACCGCTGCCAAAAGGACCGACCGATATATTGGGGTCCAGTTTGGAACCGTTGGAATAATTGTGTAATCTGTGGACGTAAAAGAGAATTCGATTGGGTTGATACTGGCATGTCACCATTCGATATGATTTATGAAGAGCACTACAAATGCCCGATAGGATGCAAAGATGATACGTCATGGTGAAGCGCCATTTCTCGAATGCAGTAGCAAAGGTGACAAGCGCTTCAGCGCTTTTTGTGCTATCATCATGTCTGATGATGGGTTGCGTAGTATTGAAACCTTATATCAAGCAGCAAAGATATTTGAGGATGGAAGCACCGGCCTTGATTGGCGACAAGCCAAAGGAAAGAAAGCTGTAAATCAGGAAGAGCTTCGGGTACTCTACTCACATCTTTGGGATAGATACATCTATGAACATCCAGAATTGTTACTTGTGTTGAAAGCAGCAACAGGACTAAGTGATATTTTTGGACAACCAGGACATGCATGCCAAGCAACAGAACTTTGGCGCATCAGGAACATAAAATGAGTACATATACAGCATATACTGACGGAGCATGTCGTCTGAGCAACCCAGGTTTGTGCTGCTGCGGATTTGTCGTTTATCGAGGCTCAGAATTCTTTCATGAGCGCACCCACATTCTTCCAGGACTCAACACAAACAACGTCAGTGAGTTTTGTGGTTTAATTGATTTACTTGAGTGGGCCAAGCTTGCACACTGCACTGAGATTACAATTTACTGTGATTCAAAACTGGTAGTTGAATCAAGTCAAGCTCGTTGGGGCATCTGTGATAAACTGAGACCCTACGCCGCAAAAGCATTTCAATTGCTTACGGAAGGTAACCACATACTGCTGCACACCAAAGGTCATGCAGGGAATGAAGGAAACGAATACATCGACTGTCGCCTGAATGAGACATTAGATAAGTACCAAGGAATCGTAAGGAAGAGGAGAGCAAAATGAGTGATGGAATATTGCAAGAAGATTGGGAAAGATATGATGCGGCAATGGCTGCTGATGGGAATATGAACGGAAGTTGAGGAGCGCAATCCCAGACCTTTAGTCTGGGTTAGCGACGGTCTTAGACCAGAAAGGGGGACACAATGATTCAATACCAACTCAAGTTGCGAATGTGCAAAGCGCAAGAACAACAATGCGAACAGTTTCTCTATCACCTGTCCTCTGTCTGGAACTGGGCAGTGAGGAAGATAGAACTCAGTGCCAAAGACCACATCTATTTCTCTAAGATGGAGTTTCAGAACTTCCTAGCCAATCACAGCGAGAGGATAGGGATTCCAAGCCACACGTTACAGGGTGTCATCTGCACAGTTCACGATGCGTGGAAGCGTTGTTTCAAAAAGATTGGTGGTAAACCAAGACTCAAGGGAATGCGGAATAGGATGACAAGCATTCCGTTTCCTGACCCCATCAAAGCACCAAAGGGAAATCGTATCACCCTGCCTGCTCTTGGCTCTATCCGGTTTCACAAGATGGAACTGCCAGAGGGGAAGATAAAGTGTGGGCGAGTTGTCAAACGTGCATCGGGTTGGTATCTCTGTCTCTTTATAGACGCAGAACCAAAAGCGATTGAGCGTGTTGCCTTCGGCAAGATTGGGATAGATTCTGGGTTCTCTAATCTGCTCACCACTTCTGACGGCGAGATTATCGAGCATCCACGGGAGTTAGAAGCATCAGCAGAACGCCTTGCTCAAGCCCAGCGCGGGCACAACAAGCAACTTGCTGCACGCATTCAGGAACGGATTGCCAATCGCAAACGAGATAGGAACCACAAGTTGTCACACCGATTGGTGTCAGAGAACATTTTCATCGCATTCACCAAAGATAACATCAAGGGAATGGCAAAGAGATTCGGTAAGAGTGTGGCTTCGTCAGCACACTATCAGTTGAGACAAATGCTGTCCTACAAGATGCCCAAAAGCGGTGGGACGTATGTCGAACCTGAGAGCAAGTTTTCCACCAAAACCTGTAGCGAATGTGGGAGCCAATCTGGTCCTACAGGGTTTGCAGGCTTGTCGGTAAGGCAGTGGGTCTGTAGAGACTGTGGAGCCTCGCACGAT